AAAAACCAATAGATCAAGAACAGTTTATGTTGCTAGAACATATAGCAGCTCAAGTAGAAAAATTAGAAAAAACTCAAGAACAGAATATGACTAACAAAGTAAACATTGAAAGACTACAAAAAGATATTGATAAAATTTTAATTGATGTAGAGAAATTAAAAGATTCTGTAAGAGCTAACTTGGGTAAACTAAATGGTAATCACTAGGTTAGTCTTTGCATTATGTTTGTTTATTAATGGTGAGCTTGTTGAGCATCGAGTTCAAGACAATCTATCCACTTGTTTAAAGATGAAGAGAGAAGCCACTAGAAATATAGATATGAATAATAAGCAATTTATGTGTGGAGAAGTTAAAGCTGAGATTGAAAAAAATATAGATGGTAGTATAAGTATAAAGAAAATTATTAAGGAAAAGTAATGGCAATAACATATAGAGGTGAAAGATTTTCTGGTTACAATAAACCTAAGAGAACTCCAGGTGCTAAGAAAAAATCTGCGGTACTTGCTAAGGTAGGAAAGAAAGTTAAGCTAGTTAGATTTGGCGATCCTAAAATGAGTATCAAGAAACAAATACCTGCAAGAAGAAAAAGTTTTAGAGCTAGACATAAATGCTCTACAGCTACCAATAAATTAACACCAAGATATTGGAGCTGCAAAGCGTGGTAGCTAAAAAAAAATCTTGGGTTAAAAAGAAATCAACAGTATTAGTTTGTGGTTATTGTAAAGAGTGTGGTAGACAATTATTAAGTAATGAAGGTGGTTGGATTGTTACCCATAAAAAAGAATATTTTTGCCATGATGGTAAAGATGGATCTTGCTTTGATAACTATTGTGAATTAAAATACAAACAACAACAACAGGAGAAACAAAATGCCAATGGTAGGAAAAAAGAAGTTCAGCTATACGAAAGCTGGTAAGAAAAAAGCTAAAGCATACGCTAAAAAAAAGGGTATGAAAATGAAATCAAAAGGTAAATACTAATGCCAAAAAAAGGTCTATACTATAACATTAATCAGCGAAAGAAAAAAGGAATCAGTAGATCTAAAAAGAAATCTACTATCTCTGCTAAAGCATATAAGAATATGCAGATGGGATTTCCTAAGAAGAAGAAATAGTTTTATTGTTATTATAATTAACTTTGTTTCTAGTACCTTCGTACTTTTCTAATCTTCGTTTCATCTTTTGATTTTCTCTATAGAGTTTATCAACAAGATTTTGTAATACTTCTATCTTTATTCTTAACTTTAAATGCCAGTTAACTCCGACAATGCTTTTTTTATTTCTTCGTATTCCTGCCATATTGAATACTCCCTTCCCCAATACCTAGTTTGTTTTTGTTTGTTTCTTAATGAATATAAAACTGTGGTATGATCTTGATTAAAGTATCTACCAATAGAAGATATACTAATACCAAACTCTTCAAACAAAAGATTGTGCATGATACTTCTCACTCTAACAATCTCTCTGTGTCTATCTTTACTGAGTAAAGTTTTCTTTCCAATGTAATACTTGGCACACACATGATCAAAAACTTTTTCTATTGCTTTTGGATTAGCAGTTTTATAACCAACACCAATCACTCTTTTATTACTATCCACTATTTCTTTTTTTTCTTGCAAGACTTTAGCTGCATAAAGAAATCCTTCCGAGAACCCTACCTCATATAATCTTTCTTCTTGGTTCGTAAGAAGGTAAAATGCTTTCTTAACTTTTAATATAAAATGATTGTTGTTTAGATTTTTAATGTGCTTTTTATAATGTTCACTTACATTTATGGTCATAGATCCCCTACAGTTTTTATCGTTTTTTTTCAACTAATAAGTTAATAGCTTACTTAGCTGCCATTAACTCTTCTTTTGTCTGCTCTATCTGCCAAAGAAGTTTATAAGAATCTTGTTGATACTTATTTACCTTTTGTTTGGCTTCCAAAAACTTCTGGTGCTTCTTCGCTTGAAGATCCTTCAGCTTTTGCAGACGCATCTTGATGCTTTCCATCATGCTCCTTTGTTACTTTTGTAAAATCAATTCTTAAATTATTGATCTTACATTCTACAAGTTCACCTTCATTCTTGGTGTTTGCAGCTTTCTCAACATCATCAAAGAGTTCGATCATTTGAAATGAACATTCTCCATTGATAATTCTTTTAAATTTTGTCATACTTTATCCTTTTTGGCAACATCTTTTTTGTGTAATTCAAATGCCATATCATTGTAGATAGATAGATCGTGATAGTTATCTGCTTTATATCCTCGTGTTGATCTAAATAATTTTAATGCCATCATAATATGACCTACTTGATGAGGTTTAATTCTTTTTTTTAAACTATCAAACAATACTAATGTAAACATTTCAGCAAGGATAGTAAAGTTATGTTGGTAATCTCCATAATCTTTTTGTCGATCATTAACTATACTGTCTTTAATCTCTTTATCTAAATCTGTTATCTTGCTCATCTATATCCTGTTTTTTTAGCAAGGTGGGGAAACGAATAGAAAGGGAAAAAAAACCCCACCCTGCTAGATACCTTTTAGCCTAAGTTAAAAAGTATATTCGTTATTACCACCATCATTTGCTTTTGCAAAGCTATTATTTGTAGCTTTACCTGCTCCACTTGGTGTAAGTTTTATTGTTAAACCACCAGCAACTTTGTTCCCATCTTTATCTTTTGTTGGGAATGCTGCTTGATTATACCACATACCATTGATCTTAACGCCAATGGTCCAGTTCTTTCCCTTCTGTTGTGCTTCCACATTTGGTGGACCAACATAGACAGGTTGATTACTTTCAACACCATCCCACTTAGGGTTCTTAACTAGATTGATATATATATTTTCTGATTGTTCAGACATTGTTTCTCCTTTATCGACTTACTTGTCGGTTGTTATTTGCTACACCATTATTTGGCATAGATCCCACAGTTGTTCCTGTAGAATTTTGTTTAAATGGTTTCGCTGAGTAACCATCATCATCTTGAATACCTGTTTTTAAATTTAATACTGATGTTTCTGGATTTTCAACATCGTGAATAGTCATAGTGCAAGTAACCAATACAAACTTTTCATTGAGTTCAGTTTTATAACTACAAGTAGGATATAATCCTTGATCTAATAATGCTTGAGTTGCTGTTTCTTGTACCGCATCATGTAGTAATGGATTGAAGTGCATCCCTCTAACTTTCTCCGCTTTCTTTACTCCACCTGCATTGATACAAGCGTTGTGTAGTTTTTTATATATATTATTTTTCATGCTTTATTCCCCATAGTTTGGTTATTAATTGTTTTTGTTCATCTGCTAGATCTTTGTAATAAAAAAAATGGTTCATGTCTGGTGGTTCACACATCAAAGCTAAGTGTTCAATGCTACCTTCACAAAACATAATCATCTTCTCCCATAATAAAATTTTCTGTACCATTTTATTATAAAGATATTCCAAATGATCTGCCTTCATCAACTCATGGGTTTGATCAAAGATAATATAATCTTTATCATTAACATAAACTAAGAAGGGTATCTTCCCAGTTGCCACATAGTAGAATGAAGTCTGTGTTAGGTTTTCAATGGTTGGTTCATCTGGTAATTCTTGAGTGATCATGTTCCACTCATCTTTATTTTTTACCTTTTTTAAATTCGGTGGTTTAGTTTTTAGTTCTATAAATTTTGTTTTAGTTTCATAGTCTACTCTACCTATAATTGGTTTGATCATTAACTCTTCTTTAACTTCAACATATCTTTCGCAAACTAATTTATCCTTACCTACTATTTCTTGCACAACTTTTTTAGTTATTGGGATTGCATCTTCAGCAAACTTGATCATCTGTTGTCTGCCTTGCTTATCCTTCTCATCAACAGGATCTTTCTGATTTAAAATATCAAGTTCATTTTGGAAACAAACATTGTAATCTCTATCCCATTCTGTTTCTTTAATTGTTTTTGATTTATAAATTACATCTGCAATTAATCTTTGGACCACATTATTAACTAGGTTTCCAAAGTTAGGTTTATATCTGAAAGGAAACTTCCTTCTAACTTCTTGCGGGAACGAATAAGAAATTAAATTCTTAGCCATAGGTGTAGAGGTACTTGAATAGGACCAATGATCTAATCCTTCTCCACCATTGAATATTGAAAACGCCTGTTCTATTTTTTTACTATCCATTTTTTAAATCTGTATACACTAAATTTAATTGTTGTCAAACTATTTATCTTTGCTATATATAACCTAAAAATATAAACAACTAAAGGAAATCACATGAAACTAAATGATTGGCGAATGAAAGAAAAACTATCTTATTATAATCTAGGATTAAAGCTAGGATTTAAAGGCATCAATCCTGCTACTACTGCTCAAAGAATTTGCTTGACAGTTAAGAATGACAAGCGTTTTCCAAAGCCTCATATCGTAGCTAAGATCAAAGAGCTAACTAACAATGAAGTAGATTATAAGGATTTGTATGAAGCGTACTACGAAGCAACAAAATAAACTACCTTATAAAAAGGTTAGGGTAATTTGGCAAGACATCTGTTCATCATCTAATTGGTATGATGATCTACAAGATGTAAACGATTTTAACTTTTCATGGTGCGAAGACATTGGATATTTGTATGAGAAAACTCCGAAGAAGATTACCATATTTAGTAGTTATTCTTATGATGGTAATAAGTTATCTGTTGGTAATATTTCTTGCTATCCAAGATGTATCGTGAAGAAATTGATCTACGAAAAATGACATACGATAATATATTTGAAGAGGTTGGATGTCCAGCGGAATTGAAACGCCACAAGCGAGAGATAGCTAAACTTCGTAAGATAATTGATAGCTTAGAAACTGAAATCAATATCAAAGAATATGAAATCAAAACTTTAAAAGAAAAATTAAATAAAAAATAATGGCAAGATACACTTACGCTTTCAGTAATGGTTTGTATAATGATTGGCATCGTAAGTTCGATGGTATTGCCATGATCGATGTTGATAGTGTCGAGTGCTGTCAGTATTGTTATGAACCTTTAGCTGTTATTGAGACTTGCTATGACAAAGGTCAGAAATACAAGGCTACCACCCTCTCAAAGATCATTGCTAAACGCTTAAACATACCCTGTTTTTTAGTATTCTATAAGGAAGTGGGGAAAGATAGCCTAACTTTTAGGATCAAGCGTATACGAAGCTCTCAGACAGGGTTTCAGCACATGAACGAGGATGAATGGGTACAAATATTGTTATCCTTGCACGACCACCACTCAACTAACTGTAAATCTAATAAAAGAAAGGATAAAAATGAACATAACGACTAGAGGATTTTTACATGTCACTTATAAACTATATCATCACTTGGATATTTTAAACGGGGAAGAAAAATCTACCTGTTTAAATGTATTCTTGTCGATTATGAAGTATGCTTGGAAGAAGAATGGATATAAGGCAGGACTAAGGCACGAAACAATTCATAAAGATACAGGACTTTGCCGAACTACAATCAAAGAGTGTTTGGAAACTTTAAATAAACTTAATATTGTTAAATCTATTCGAGGTCGATCTGGAAAAACTTATGTTGTAAATGAAGTATTTTTGAGAGCTGAAAAACTTTACGAGCCAACCCAGATAGCCGTGTCACCGACACGAGATAGCCGTAATACGACTACATTAGAAGAAACAATATCCATTAATAATATAGGTAAAATAGTTAAGAGTTTGGCAGGGGATAGTCAGAGAATAATTGAGGAATTATCTAAACTGCCTATCGAAGATTTAAGAAATGAAAAAGTTAATGTTTATTTATGTAAACAAGCTATTCAACTTAAAGAAGATAACGAAATAAAAAGCAAAGCCACATATGTAAATGCTGATAAAATATTGTCGGCATTGTCCAAAATAAAGAAAGAAACTAATCCAAGATATAAAGAAAAAAAAGCATATAATATTCGTAATGGTATTAAACCATGGGAAAGTAAGTAAATGCCGGGATTTAAAATGAGAAAGGTGTTTTGTCAAGGCTTTACTCGTGCTGGATTAAGAGTAGGTAAAAAAATACCCTGTAAAATGAAGGGTTATCTACTTGCAAACAATGTTTATAAGTGTAAATATCATGGCTATCAAAATGTTAAGGGATTTAAAAAAGAAAACTATACAGATGAAACTAGGATCAAACAGCTATCCAAACTAATACAATTTAAAAATTATGATAACGAAAAACTCAAAGAATATTACTACCAAAAAATCAAACCTAGAATTGATAACAACCAACCAAGTAGATATAATATGCGACAAACTAGCAAATGGAAAAACCCTTACCGAAATTCTAGAGGACCCAAAGGAATATCCGTTCAGCTTGATGAAGTTTTATGCGTACTTAAAAAAAAATCCAGAATTAGAAATAAGAATAACAGAAGCTAGAAAGTATGGAGTTCAAACTCTTATTGATAAACTACTGCAAGTCTTTAAGTATCAAGAAATTGAGGATCCAAATTCCATTCTTTGGTTGAGAGAGAAAACTAAATTTATAACTTTCCTTGCTAATAAATTAACTGATCTTTATTCTGATAATAAAGTTCAACAAGTTAAGACAGATCAAAGTATAAAAATTTCTTGGGAAGATAATCAAGAAGATTTAATTGATGTAACTGCTGAAGATATTCCAGCAGCTACACCAGATAAAGATTAGTTAAAATAACCTTGTTGATATTTTTTTAAAAGAAATTGACTTAAACCTTTTTGAAATTCTTGTTTATCTTTTTTATCATCTGCAAGAACCTCTATTCTCAAACCTTTTAAAATGTTAGGTTGTTTTTTCTTTGTTGTTTTTTTCTTTGTCATTGTTTACCTTTCTGTTTGTTGTTATATTTTCTTAGCCACATATTGAAAAACAGGATCATGATTTGCTGATCCATGTTTCAATCTTTTTTGAAATAATACTACTGAATTATTTTCTGCACACCTCATAAAAAGATTTGCAATATCCCTTGTAGTATTATTAAAGAATCTATCTCTTGCAAGATAACCCTCATGATATGTTATTGATTCATTTTGTTTAGCCGTTTGTAGCCATGCTTCGTATTTGCTTATAGTCATTTTTTTCTACCTCTTTTTGTTTATTGTTATTGTTTATATTTTCTTGAGTTTGTTCTATTAACCTCATCACTCGACCAGATATATATAACTCATCATCAAAAAATTTTTTAAAGTTTAGCTGCATATATCTTAACTAACTCTAACCACTTGTTTTTATACACTTCTTTTATACCTTGATCAGTTGCTTTGTCATAAGCATTTGCAAGTTTATTTAACTTGTCAACACCCTCAAAATATATCTGATCTTTTTTTCTTTTTTCTTTTTGTTGTTGCTCATACCTTTTAGCTTTGTTTTTAGTTCTAACTAAATCTAATGCATCAAAATCTATAGCCATTATTCCTCGCTTTCTGTTAAATGTTTTTCTCTAATATCTTCAACGAAAGATTGTAGAGTTTTTAATTCATCAATAGGCAATTGATTACCTTGTATCAATTCATCTAATTGACTATGTAATAATTCTAATTTTTTATATTCTGTCATTTATTCCTCACTTTCTGTGTTTTCTTTTTTACAATCATTGCAAATTAAATCAAAATCAATTTCATTTAATTCTTGCATTTTACCATATAATTCAACCTCATTACATTTTGAACAAATGTCAAACATTTGATTAGGTTTTTTTTTAATTATATTAAATTGTTGTTGTTCACTTAATTTCATTTTTTATTCCCTTTCTTTTACGTTATTATTAATACTATCATCACAAATAAAAGTATTACATAGCAATAAAAATTAATACTTGTCATGATGTCACACTTTCTTTTAATTGTTTTTTAAACTCTCTTAAACTCTTAGCATTTGATTTGTGCAAGTGATCAAATATTATATAAAAAAAT